GTGTGGAACTTGCAGTGTTTGTCATGTTAGGTCAGTATACATCGTAAATACTGCGATTTGCCCCAACTGCGGCGCTCGCATGGACAAGGAGGGCGAGCATGAGACTAATTGATGTCGATGAACTGAAAAGACAAATAAAAGGACTACCCATGATGAGTAATTGGGGGGAAGCATTCATCTCCCAGATTATAGACGAGCAGCGAATCATTGACCCCGTCCATGTCGCTGGCGGGTGCTATTGCCGAGAATGCGAAAAAGCGACCCAAGGTGGGTCTGGCTATGTTTGGTGCGGTAAGAAAGCTATGCCGCTTAATGGATTTTGTAGCGAAGGCAAGCGAAAGGAGGTTACCTATGACTAAGTGCTGCGTCACCTGCGCCTGGTACGAGGACTATCAGGGTGTGTGCTGTAACGGAGATTCCCCGCACTGTGCCGACTTCACTGAGCCGGACCAGCGGTGCAGGGAGTGGGAGAGGAAGGAAGAATATAAATGACAATTGCTGGATGGATTATTTTTGTTTTTGTGGCGGCTTGTCTTGTAACTTTGGCTGCAGGAACAATTTTGTGTGCTGAAAGTTTAGCCACCAGAATTACCGTGCCGATTCTTTGTGGAGTTGCGACAATCGCGGTTCTGATCGGTATGTTGTGGTATTTTGGAGACACAGCCAGCGGACAGCGGGCTATGGTGGATCAACAAAGCGATATAGGCAATGGCCTTAATCGCATTGTCCGTGTCTACACTGCAAACGGTGAAATCATTGCAGAGTTCGATGGGAAAATCGACATTGAGGGAAACGATGGCGGCTATGTGCTCTTTGATTTTGATGGGAAGCGGTATACATACTACAACTGCTTTATAGAGAGCATAGCGGAGATTGGAGGATAAAAAATGAGAGAAATCCTTTTCAAAGCTAAGCGGCTGGATAATGGGGAGTGGGTGGAAGGATATCCGGTATATGACCGCGCTGATTGTAACCTAAAAAGGCAAGGGAAATGCCAGTGCGCTCATGATGGTAGTCTAATTACATTTTTCGGCTGGATTGATAACCTCCACGAGTACGATGAAGTTGAGGTTGACCCCTCCACGGTTTGCCAGTACACCGGCCAGGTAGACTATGAATCAGAGGAACCTATTTTCTGTGACGACCTACTTAAAAGCCAGAATGGAATGGAACATATATACGTTGTCGGCTTTGAAAATGGCGGTTACTTTGCCAGAGAACGCGGTGAAACTGGAATTGGGACACCTCTCACGATTGAAAATATCGGATGGTTGATGTTGAAAAGAATCGGCTCCATCCACGACGGGGAGGGCGGACAGCATGAGGGCAATGAATGACAATCTTAGCGATTGACCCAGGGGACAAGCAGAGCGCCTATTGCTTCATAGACAGCGAAGATTTACGTCCGCTGCGGTTTGGCAAAGAACAAAATGCCGTGGTCCTTTTGATTCTCCAGTTGGAGAAGTATGATCTTGTAGTCATTGAACGCTTGGCAAGCTACGGCATGCCGGTTGGACGCAATGTTTTTGAAACCTGCGAATGGGTGGGGAGATTCACGCAAGCAGCACAGAAGCCAGTGGACTACATATACCGCCAGGATGAAAAGCTCCATCTCTGCCATGACAGCAGGGCCAAGGATGCCAATATCCGCCGCGCACTGATTGACCGATTTGCAACCCATGATCTAAAAAACGGGAAGGGGACCAAAAAGAACCCAGATTGGTTCTATGGGTTTTCTTCCGATGTATGGGCGGCGTATGCGGTTGGAATTACGTACATAGAAACAAAACTGAAATTGTAAACAAAGTGTTAAGATCGTCTAACAATTTGACCGAAATGGAGGGCTGCGATATAATTTAAGCAGGAAATGGTTTTATACATACGCAGGCAAAGAAAATTTATTTTCTTTGCCGCTATGTATAAAACAGAAGATTTTCTTCCTCCTTCGCCCGGCTCCGAGGCGGTCTCAATATCGGGCGTACCTCCTTTTTCTTTGGGAGCGCGAGCCTTGTTCTCGCCTCCCTATCACCCGGCCAGAGCAGATTTTGGTGCAACTCCAAAACGGGTGACCATTCCCAGCTGGGGAAATTTGATGGAAGGAGATTGTGCTTCTATCGAATCAGCGAATTGCTTTGCGGCCGCAAAGTGAACCGAAGCACGTACCATTCGCCATTTCACTGAAACCTGCGGTTGGAGACGCAGACAATCTAAGTGAAGGTGCGTGCGGAAGTACAAACAGGCCCGCGGAAAGCCTGACACAATCCGCAACATACCCCGCAAGGGGTATATCTGCCGCCCCGCGGTTGCAGGAGACGGGGGCGGCACAGAAAATTTGGACTGTAGAAGTAAATAGAGTGTCCTGATTTGTCGGGAAAAATGTGCCAACGGCATTGGGATGCAGCGATACTGCGAAGGCGCTGAAAAAGCATGAGGATGAAAAAATATGAGACTGGCCAAGCCCGGCGAAATGCCGGCTTTGCAAAAGAGCCTGGAGGATTAATCCTCCGGCTCCTTTGAGGCTTCTTCAATATACTTCAAGATAAATCGCTTAATCTCAGTGGTTGGCGTGGTTCCATTGGCTTTACATGCTGTTCTAAATGCTTCCAAAACATCCGGTTTGAGATCCAATGGAAAACGGACGTAGTTTTTGCGATTATACTTCTGCTGCGCCTTGTATTTACTTTCTGACATGGCGTATCACCTCCCATACATCCAGGAAAAAGACAATACCAGTTAGTGCAGCGGAGACATAAAATAGCCAACTTGTTTCGTTTCCAACTGCATAAACACAATTTGCAAAAAACAGAAGATAAATCACGGAATTTGACAACTTTATCTTGCTCATAAACAATGCGATGGGGTATAATAGTAGGGGTTGGGGAGGTTTTCCCTCCCCAGTCCCTTAGCCCTTGAGTATTGTGTAGACTACTAAGACAATGTTAGCGATGCCGGCAAGTATCTCAACAACTGTCTTGAAAATGTCTATCTTACTTTGGGGCTTTTTCTTTTTGGGTTTCCCCATCTGTTTCCCTCCTTTCTATGACTTAATTATAATACACGTACGTGTATATGTCAAGGGTTTATGAGAAAAAAGAGGAGAATCCCGCTTATTTTTTTCTTCTATGGAGAACTGCAATTGCAGGAGACAGGGGCAGGCAAAAAAACACCGCCCTATGCGGGGCGGTGTTCTGAAGATTTAGTTTCGCTGCTGATAGATTGTCGTGAGGGCATCGGTGAGAACCTGCGAAAAGTTGATATGATGCTTTTCTGCAAATGTGTTGAGCCAAGCGGGGATCGTCAGATTTTTTCGTACAGATTTGCTCCCGTACTTTTCCGCATAGGCATCCATATCCAGAGTAAGCAGACTGACGAATCCACCGGCGTCCGGTGTGACGGTGCCCATGACGCTGGCAGGGGGAACCGGGTTCCCTTCTTCCAGTTCATCCAGCACCCAACCGCTGGCAGCGTCTTCCGCCATGAGAATGGCATCGGCCAATGTGGGGCCACCGGATACACAGCCCGGAAGATCGGGGACCTCTACCGTGTAGTTTCCTGTCTCCGGGTCTTGGTAGAAGCAAGCGGGATAGACCAATTTCATCATAAGAATAAGAACTCCTTTCCGGCGGGGCTTATTTCAGCCCCGCCTGCTTGAGGATTTTTTTCAGTAAGGTTGCGTCAATGGTGTCGCCGGCATGCTGGGGGATGGTAACCTTTCCAGGTTTTGTGGGGTGGACAAAGTGCTTGTGGCTTCCCTTTGTGGTTTTGTAGACCCAGCCGTCCGCTGCGATCATTTTTTCAACGTCTCGCGGTCTCATGTCCTGTCCTCCTTACAAATATATTATACGTATTATGCGCATAAAAGTCAAGTGTTTTTTGATGAAACTGGAGGAAAAATATTGTGTTTTCTTACAGCACGCACAAGTGGAAACATTTGGCCGCAGGAATCCTGCGCCGGGATGGATACCGGTGTCAGGTGTCCAAGCGATATGGAAAGCAGGTCCCGGCAGAGGTGGTTCATCACATTTATCCAGTGGATGAGTACCCGGAATACGCGTATTGCCCGTGGAATCTGATTGCGTTGAGCAGAGCCGAGCACAACGCGCTGCATGACAGAACAACCGGGGCGCTGACAGAGAAAGGGATGGCGCTCATGCGGAGAACCCGGATTCCCGGGGAACGGCGGGGAATTATTTGATCCCCCCCCACCTCTCTCCGCGCTCTGTCATGGGACCGTCGGTGCCCTTGTGCGGCTTTTCCCATTCTGCGTGAAATTCCATCTTTAAGGGGTATAAAATGACCAAAACAAAGTGGAAAAATCGAATTATCAAACAATTAACGGCAATGGGGACCGATATTGACACCTATGAGGCGGTGATTGAGGCCCTGGCCGCCATCCTGGCGCAGCGGGACTGCACCAGGGAGGAGTTTGAACTGGACGGGGCCCGTTCGGTGATTGCGCATACCAACCAGGGCGGGTCCACCAACACGGTCAAGAACCCCTTGCTTGTGCTGTGGGATGATCTGAACAAGTCCGCCCTCGCGTACTGGCGGGAACTTGGCATGACCCCCAGCAGCTACCGGAAAATGACCGGAGACGTCATGCAAAAGGAGAAGCGGCCCAGTTTGGCCGCTGTGCTTGCCAGCATTGAATAGGACCAAGGCGAAAAACTGGCCGGAGGTCTTGGAGTACGCGCAGTCCATCCGGGATGGCCGAAAGATCGCCTGTGACGAACTGAAACAGGCGGTGGAACGGTTCTTCCACGACTTGGACAACCCGGACTACTGGAT